AAATGACAGGAAAGGCGATATACAAGCTGCTTTCGACCAATGCAAACGTAACTGCAATAGTCAGCACGCGTATTTATCCCGACATGGCCACACAGGATGCCGCCTATCCTTTTATCGTTTACTCACACGAAGACACCACGCCTACAAATACAAAAGACGGTGCTTCGCCACTTGATGCAGATAATTTCAACGTTCAAATTTTTGCCAAAACATACACGCAAGCGCAAGACCTGGCAGCCAAAACGCGCACCGCACTTGATAGGGCGCGCGGCACTTACGAAGGTGTAAACATCGACCACATCTATTTTGACAATCAGCAGTCCATTGACATGGATTTTGACAATCATATATACGCAATTATTCAATCGTACATAATCAGGGTTAAGCGGTGATAACGGTAACTGGAATAACGGATTTTAACCAATACATGCGCGACTATCTAAAAAAGGTAGATACGCAAAAGCAGCGTCAGCGAATTTTAAGAGCTGGTGCTGTGGTCGTGCGTCGTAAGGTTAAAACCATGCTGCCAAAAAGAAAAGACCGTTACGCGTATAATTACGAAGGCAGGCAAGTTGTAATTAAAAAGCCTTTTCACTATCGAATAAAAGGAGTCGGCAAATACGCGCTAATTTTAAAAGGCAACCTTGCAAATTCTATTTACGCTTTTCAAACAAAACGCGGTGATGTCGAAGTAGGACCACGTCGTTTGCGGGGCATTAAGCAAGGCTCAATCATAGGCGGGACGCCACCGACATCATCAGGGTATTATGCTTCAATGCTTTTGCGTAGTGCTGAAAATTTCAGGCGTGCATATACCGAACGAGCCTACATATTGACAGAGCCAAAAGTTGTGCAGCGAATGATAAAAACCTTCGAACGAATCCACAAACAACTGACGCGATGATAATCGAAATCTTAAAGCCATACGGCAAATGGCAAAAAGGCGACACGCCTGACGTTACGCGTTCATATGGCATGAGCTTGGTGGATGCAAAAATTGCCAAGATTCACGACGACCAAACGCGCCGCGATTATACGCCAAAGGTGGAAGAAGAAAAGCAGTCCATGACCGTAAACAACTACTACGTCATGGCCGACAACGAAGTTTTGCAGATTGAAGACGATGAACAAGCCGCCTACATAGAGCCTGAAAAACCAAAGAAAAATAAACGCAATTTTTTCAACTTTAAAAAATAACAAGCGATGGCAACAATTGTGAATGGTACTGACCTTAGATTTTACTTAGGCGGTACAGCAATAGGTGAAGCGACCTCCTGCACGCTGTCCATTACGCGGGAGACTCGCCAAACAATTACCAAGGACAACGTGGCCGAATGGACATCCTTCGAGCCTGGTCAAAAGTCTGCAACCATGACTGCAGAGGGTCTGGTCAGCTATGACACCACAAACGAAAAGGTAACAGACTTGTTTACAGCGTTGGATAACGGTACAATCCTTGTGTGCCGCTTTACCGATGACACTGCAACGCATCCTTATTGGGAAGCATCCGTACTTTGCACCAGTCTTGAAATTGGCGCGCCTGTAAACGATAACGCGACCTATTCGGCGACGTTCACAGTTCGCGGTGCAATTACGCAAGGAACTGAAAGCTAAAAACAAAACCAACCCTAAACATGAAACAAATAAGCACAATCAAAGCAGGAAGCGAGGAGCTGCCATTCTCTTTTGGGATGGCAGCGCTCGCGGACTTTTTGGAAAGCGAAGATTTGAAGCTGGCCGATTTAGGTAACATTGCAGACCGCTTCCAACTTTCCACCGTCATCAACCTGGTTTTTATCGGCTTAAAACATGGCCACCGAAAAGCAGGTGCGCCGTTCAACTTTACAGCCGACGACGTTGCCGACCTGATGGATGAAAACCCGACGCTGATGGCTGAGGCAATGGATTTGTTTGCAAAGTCGATGCCAAACGCGGAAGCGGGAAACGTAGCGAAGCCGGCACAAAAGGTGGCGGCAAAGAGTCCGAAAATATAAGCATTGAGACCCTCTTTCAGCACGCGTGCGGGTATCATGCAATCCATCCAGAGGTTTTTTGGGCATGCACCATGAAAGAGATAACAATGATAATGCAAGGCAAAAGCGAAGCACAAACGGACGCGGAGCGGTCTGCATGGGAACAAACGCGCTGGCTTGGTTATGTGGTTTTGCAGCCACACCTCAAAAAGGGAAGCAGTATGAAGCCGACAGACTTAATTAAATTCCCTTGGGAGAACAAGCCGAAGCAAGCAGATCCCGAACGCGAAAAACGACGTGCTGAACGCTTTGCAAAATGGGATGCTGACCTTCGAAAAAAGTCAGGGCTGGAATAATTCACCACCAAAATACAAGCTATGGCAGGGCCACGGATTAACTTAATTTTCAGTATGGACACGTCCGAGTTTCAGCGAAACTTGCGACAGGTTGAACGTCAATTAGGTAATTTTGGCAAGCGCATGGAAGACATAGGCGGCACGCTTACCACACGCTTAACCCTGCCACTTGCTGCCGTTGGTGGTGCTGCATTGCAGGCATTTGCCCAAATGGACAAATTTACCAAAGGCTTAGGCGCAGTTATGGGTAGCACGCAGGCAGCCGAGGCCGAATTGGTAAAACTTCGAGAGGTAGCCAAACTGCCAGGTCTTGGATTTCAAGAAGCGGTACAAGGCTCAACCAACCTACAAGCTGTTGGCCTCACTGCAGACGAAGCACGAAAAACCCTGCAAGGCTTTGGCGCAGCCATTGCGGCCACAGGCGGCGGAGCTGCTGAACTTGGAGAAGTACAACGACAGCTCACACAAATCATCAGCAAAAACCGAATCCTTCAAGAAGATTACGGCGTATTGCAGGAACGCGTGCCGCTTATTGGCCGCGCACTTGAACAAGCCTTTGGCACATCAAATATCGAAAAAGTACGCCAAATGGGCGTATCTGGCCGAGAATTTGTATCGGCAATTTCTCAAGCCTTAATCACTTTGCCGCAAACGCAAAACCTAACAGGAGGTCTGGCAAACGGATTTGAAAACCTAAGCGACAGCACCCGAAATGCACTTGCTACTTTTGGTGAAGCCATAAACAGGTCGTTAGGCGTTGAAAAAGCATTGAACGCTTTGGGCGATACTTTGAACGCGCTTGCCGATGGATTTGCAAGTCTTTCGCCAACAACTCAAAAAGTAATTGTAATCTTTGGAGCTTTTGTGGCTGCCATTGGGCCAGTATTGTTTGCCATTGGCTCCATCGCCAAAGTGTCAGCATTTGCAACGCAAGGCCTTACCCTACTGACAGGCACATTTTCAAAATTAGCAGCAGGAACTTTAGCCTTAAATCCAATAGGCGTAGCCATAGCGGCAATAGGTGCGGCAGTGTTTTTGTTTGTGCAAGAATTCGAAAGATACAAGCGCTCAATTGATGGAGCAACTGCTGCGAGCGCAAGGTTGGCAAATATCCAAAACATCGCCAAACAAAATACGATTTCTCAACGTACCGAAGTTAATCGCCTTGTCGAAGAACTAAATAAAGACAACATCACCAAAAAGCGGCAGGCTGAAATTATCAAGGAATTGAACGCAATTTCACCTCAATATTTTGGCGAAGTGCAAAAATCAGCTGACAAGTACAAGGCCGCAAAAGATGCCGCAAAACTATTCAATGACGAGCTGATTCGAACCGCAAAGATTGAAGCGGCAAAGGAGCAACTTGTAGAGCTTGAAAAGAGGCTTTTGAACGTTGGAGACGCAGCAAAGCCAACCGTTTTGCAGGGCATCGGCAACTTTCTTTTGACCGCAGGAAACGGAGCAGCTTTTGCTGCCAAACAGAATCTAACTTACGCAAGCAACGTCGCAAAAGCGACTGAAAACCTAAAAGCACAACGCGATGCGCTTGTCGCTTTAATTTCTGCAGAGGAAAGCAAAAGGCCACAAGGAAAAGAAGACCCAAACACAGGCGGCGGCGGAGGAATCGTAGATTTAACGCCAATCATCCGGGAGCCTACAATCGTCCAATACCAAAAGCTAATTGAAGGCCTTACCAAAACCATTACCAAAAAATTCGGTGATTCACGCAAAGCGGTTGAAGGCTTTAACAGCACGCTGGCCGCTATTCCTGATGTGCAATCGCCTGTTGAAGCTACACGCGCTGCACTTGCGGAATACGATAGACAGATTGAACTTTCAACAGCCAAAACTGATGTGTTTGGCCGCAGCGTTGGGGAAGATTTAGCCGAAAAGATACAGATTACCGAAAGTGCAATCGTTACGGCAATAGAAGCCTTTGGGCAAAATAGTTTTGCAGTTGAAACGCTTGTCGCCGCTTTGCAAAATTTAAAAAACAGCCAAGACCCTGTAATTGAAAATCAAAAACTGATTGCAGA